CACAATTACTTGAATCCAAAAAACAAAATTGATGGCGCGAAACTGAATGCGGCCGGACTTTGCAAAGGATTCCCGGATTTGACATTGTATGTTCCACGCGGTCAATATTTTGGCTTGATTATTGAACTGAAATTGCCAGGTGAAAAACCAAGGGCGGAACAACACGATGTCATGAACGTATTGATTGGTCAAGGTTACAAAGTCATATGGCGTGATAGTTTGGAAGAAAGCAAAAAAGAAATCATTAATTATTTGAATTTATGAAATCAATTATTCACAAAACATTAATCATCGCACTATCAATCACGGTGTTCATCCAATATTATTTTGAAAAATTCGTGATCATTGAAAATAAATTTGATTATTGGATCACATTTTGGATTTCGGTTTTTATAATAATTGAATTTGTAAGTAGACCAAAACAACATAATTTTAAATGATCACAAGTTGTGATTGTTAATGTTTTGTGATGCAAAAAACCGATTTGAACATTCAATTCGGTTTTTTTTCGTATAATTACATATGCCACAAGAGATCAAAACAAAGCAATTTCTAATTAAATTTGCGCGTGAGTTCTACAAAACAAACAACGCAATGCAATCCGCCATCAAAGCCGGATGGAGTAAAAACACGGCGCATTCAAGATGTCATTCTTTGTTGGAAAATGTGGTTGTGAAACAAGAATTGGAACGAATGCAACAAAAAGCAAAAGAACATTTTGAATTGTCAGAAAAACGTGTATTGGATGAATTGATGAAAATTGGTTTTGCCAATGTTCAAGATTTTTTGAACTATACATCAACCGGTGAAGTGGTTTTCACGCCATTGGATCAATTGGAGCGCGACAAAGCCGCCGCAATCAATGGCATTTCAGTCACAACCAAATTTGACCGTGATGGAAACCAATTGGGGGTTGATGCACAATTGAAAATGAATGACAAAATGAAAGCGTTGGAAATGTTAGGACGTAAAATGGGAATGTGGAACGACAAATTGAGCGTGACCAAAAAGGTGATCAACGTCAATTTGGATGATGATGATTTGGATGACCAGGAGCCGACCGGCAACCAATAACCAAAAAAACTTTGCCAAATGATTGATGTGAATTTGCCGGCGTTCAAACGTGTCGTGAACAAACCGTTTGCCGGAATGATGAAAAACAAACGCCGTGTCATTTTCCTTTGGGGTGGCCGTGGTTCCGGAAAATCCGTTGCCGCCGTTCGTTATTTGATTTATAGGTGTTTAACCGAACCGCATTTCAAATGCATATTGATCCGGAAAGTTTACGACACCATAAAGGAATCAATGTGGCAAGCCATAAAAGATGAAGTCAATGAAATGGGATTGGGTGAACTATTTGAATTTACGCAATCACCAATGGAAATCCGTTGTTTGAATGGTGCCAAATTCATTTGCCGTGGTTTGGATAAGCCGGAAAAATTGCGATCAATTAAAGAACCATCTTTTGCATGGTACGAGGAAGGAAACCAAATTGATGAAGATGATTGGATCACCGTGACCACAACATTGAGAAATCCAAAGGCGCGATTCCTTCAAGAAGTTTTTAGTTTTAACCCGGAAACAAACGGTGAGGATTACGAAGATTTTTGGCTATATAAAAAATTTTTTGCGGATCACATTGAAAAAACATTTGATGATTCGATTGACATTGAGGTGAACGGCCAAATTGAAAAATTCACGTATTCATCCATTTGGTCAACCTACAATGACAATCCACATTTGCCAGGTGTGTTCAAAGCAATGTTGGAATCAATGAAATTGGATAATCCATATTATTACCGTGTTTTTGCGTTGGGTGAATGGGGGAACCGTGGCAATGATTCGCCATTTTACAAAACGTTTACCATGGCCAACGTTGAAACCGTTGAATACAAAGATTGGTTGCCATTGCATTTGACATTTGATGAAAACGTCAATCCATATTTGACATTAAATGTTCACCAAGTGCGAACCGATCCGGACACCGGCAAAACAAAGGTGTGGCAATTGGATGAAATATTGTTGACACATCCAAAAAACACATTGCGTGACACGTGCGCCGAATTTGCCCGGTTGTATCGAAATCACAAAGAAGGTGTTTTCATTTATGGTGATAGAACGTCAAACAAAGCGGATGTGAAATTGGAGAAAGGGCAAAATTTTTTCACATTGGCGCGTGAATATCTTGCATCATTCCGGCCACAAATGCGAATTCCAAACGTCAATCCAAACGTCAAAAGCCGTGGCGAATTCATCAATGATGTGTTTGCCGGACGTCATCAAGATTGTGAAATTGTAATTGGTGACAGATGCACCACATCAATCAATGACTACATGAATGTTGTTGAGGATTCGGATGGCACCAAACACAAAAAAAAGGTGAAGGATAAAAAAACCGGCGTGACATACGAGAAACACGGCCACACATCGGATGCCAATGACTATTTGCACATTGAAATATTCAAAACGCATTATTTATCGTATATTAACGGAAACAAAAAATTGGATTATGTGACCGGCAAACGGTCGAGCATAAGAACACGAAAAAACCGAATGTAAATGGCATTTATTGATCAAAATGATTTGGAACGCTACATTGATCCGGCGGATTTGACACAAATTGTGGATGGTGATCCATTTGTGATTCCGGGCGCGATTGATGATGGAATCGAGTTTGCAAAAGAAAAATTGCGCCAACGATATGATGTTGAATTCGAGTTTTCACAAACCGGTGTGGATCGCAAACGCCAATTGTTGAAACAAACGGTTTCCGTGGTTTTATATTACATATGCGAGCGCATACCAACCGATGTTTTGCCGGAAAACCGCACCATTTCATTTGAACACGCGGTTGAATGGTTTGATCAATGTGCAAGCGGCAAGATAATGCCGGACATGAAAACATTGGATGACGAAAACCAAGTTGGTTTGGCGATAAGGTACGGCCAAGGAAGTCCACAAAATAACAATCATTATTGATGGCAAATTTATTTTCAAAATTGATCAATCCGGGGATTGATGAAGAAATCAAGCATTTGAAATCCGCATTGGCTGAATCAGTCAATGAAGGTGACAAAAAGAAATCGAAACGCATCATGAACAAAATCATTCATGTGCAATTGTTCCGTTTCCAAAATTCAATTCAACTTTGGAAAACCGGAATTGATAACTTTGAAAACGTTCAATATCCGACAAATGAAGAATTAATTCGTGTGTATAATGATGCGGTTTTGGATGCTCATTTGACCGCATTGATGGAAGCCAGGAAACGAAAGACAACCGGAGCGGATTTCAAAATTGTTGATGACAATTTGGATGAAATTGATGATCAAACCGAAAAATTCAAATCACAATGGTTTGTGGATGCCATGAACTATGCGTTGGATTCGATTTTTTATGGTTATTCATTACTTCAATTTGGTGATCAAATCGGTGATGACTTTGATTGTGTGAAAGTGGTGCCACGTGAATTTGTCTACCCACAAAAAGAAATTGTGAGAAATTCACCGACAAGTGACACCGGGATTCCATGGAAAAAATATGCACAATGGTTGATTCCGGCCGGCAACCCGGATGACATGGGATTGTTGGCAAAAGCTGCGCCATTGACGATCTACAAAAAAGCATCAATGGGAAGTTGGGCGGATTATACCGATTTATTCGGCACGCCGTTCAGAATTGGGAAAACGGATGTTCGCGATGAAACGACACGTGATAACATGGCGGAAATGTTTGAAAACATGACGTCATCAACATGGGCGGTTGTTGATAAGGATGACGAAGTTGAATTCGTTCAAGGAAAAAATGTTGATGCCTATCAAACATTTGATGCGCAAGTTGATCGCTTGAATTCGGAAATGTCGAAATTGATCACCGGTTCAACCATGACAATGGATGATGGTTCAAGCCGTTCACAATCCGAAGTTCACGAAAACACAACCAATTTGATTGTGAAAAGTGATGCGGTTTTCATTGAAAATTGGGTGAACAAATGTTTGATTCCGTGGTTAAATTTTTATCATGGGTTCAACATCACCGGAAAATTCATGTTTGACACAACGGAAGTGTTGACAATCAAGGAACAATTTGAAATTGATTTAGAGTTGATCAAAACCGGAAAATATGATATTCCGGCGGATTATATAACGCAAACTTATGGAACGCCATTGGATGAAGTTGATGACCCGGATGATGATCCGGATGAACCAGGTGGCGGAAACAATAGTGATGCAAATGGAACCGAAAATTCATTGCCGGGAAAGCATCAAGGCGAAACGCACGGATTCGATCGTTTCGCCGATGAAATAAACGCCATTTATTTTGATGATTGTTGCCATGTTCACAACGACATTGACAACCCGGAGTTGAACGCCGACATTGGCCAACCGTTAAGTGATGCCGAATTTGAACAATTATACAATGATATTTTCAACGGTGAAGTCACACCGGATGATTTGCCGGTTGATTTATACAATGGAACCGGTGAATTGTTAAGTGATGGAATTGTTGAAGGTTTTGAAAATTATCAAAAATTAGGATTGGGATTTGTGCCGGATCAAGATTTTTTTGATGCGCTACGAGATAACGCGTTCAAGTTTGCCGGAGCCAAAACGTATCAACAAGTTTTAGACATGTCTAATGCCATTGTTGATGCGAATGGAAACCAACGCACCTTTTCACAATTTAGACGCGAGGTTGACAAAATAAATGATGTTTACAACAAAAATTGGTTGCGTGCTGAATACAACAACGCAACGAGTGGGTCACAAATGGCGTCACAATGGAACGATAACATTGAAGACGTAGAAACGTTCCCTTTCTTAAAATACGTGACCACAGGCGACCAGAGGGTACGACAATCGCACAAAGATTTGGACAACAT